TTATTAGCCTGTGCATCTGATTCAATAGAAAAATCTAATTCATCATGTATTTGTATATGACCTATTAAACCTTCTTTATATAAATCAACCATAGCTTTTTTAGTCATATCTGCAGCGCTACCTTGAATAAGTTTATTTAATGCTTTGTACGTAAATGCTCTTCTATGACCATTATTATGCCAGTAATTTCTTTTTGGTTTACCATCAGCATCTTTTACTTGTTCACCATTATCATCAAGTAAATATGGTCCCATCTTTTTTAATTCTAACATGGTTTCATGATCTTCTGCAGGTACAAATGTTCCCCAATCAGAACCTCTTAGTATTGGTTCGTACTTTGGAAATCTGCAACGTCTACCTAAAATAGTTTTTATTCTTCCTCTTTCTTGAGCAGCATTCATTACTCCATTAGTTAATTGTTTAACAAAAGGTACACTGTTATGATATTGTGCAAATAATTCTTCTGCTTTTTCTTTTGATACACCTAATTCAGCTTGTAACTTAGCTTTACCCATTCCATAAAATAAACCTAAATTAATTGTCTTAGCTTCTTTCCTATCTATCTGAGCCATATTTGCAACAATTTGGTGAAAGTCTGTTGATGGATCATTTTCATATGAATTTGCAATAACTTGTGCAGATTCATATTCAAACCTTATTCCATAATGAGTTACTAATCTTGGTTCCTGTTGTGAGTAATCAAATGTACCCCACTTACAACCATCTTCAGGTATAAACAAACTTCTAATTAATGGTCCTGTATCTGGATCACGCGCTGGAATTTGTTGTAAGTTTGGATTAGAGTAACTAAATCTTCCTGTAACTGTGCCACCATCATCAGATCTTATTTGATTTATATCCGCATGAATACGACCATTATGTTCATGTTTCAATATAGTATCAATAAATGTTGTACTAACCTTGTTTATTTTTCTAGCTTCTGCTATCATACGAACAACAGGATGATTGTGAGTAGAAATAAAATTTTTAGTAAATGATGGTGAACCAGTTTTTTCAGTTTTTGAATAAGGTAAATTTAGTTTTTCAAAAACTTTGGCAATTGATCTTGCAGCCCATATCTGAGTATCTTCTCCTGTTTCTTTTTTTATTGCTTGCAATAAGTTTTGTTCTTTTACTGCCAGTTCTGTTTTTAATTGATTTGCTTTTTCGATATCTACCCGCACCCCTAGGTGACGCATATCAACTAAACAAGGAAAAAGATCAGTCTCTAAATTAAATATATTTTGTAAATCTTCTTCAATAATAATTCTTTTAAAATGATGCCAAAGTTCTAAGGTTAATGCAGCATCTTCTTCTGCATATTCACCTACTTCACTTGCAGGCATTTTCCACATATCAGCTTTTGGATCTAATCCACGTTCTTTAGCTGCTTTGTTAAGCAAAGATTCATTTTTACCTTTACTTAAATATAACCATGATAATGAATTCAACGTATAGTTGTATCTATTTTCATCAATTATAGATGCTGCAATCATAGTATCTATAATTAAACCATTGATTTTTATACCTAAATTTCTAATCCAACATACATCATACATTGCATTATGAAATATTTTTGTAGCAGGTGATTCACAAATATCTTTAAACCATCTTAAAACTTTATCTCTGTCCATGTTTGGACCCTCACCATGCGCTATTGGAAAATAATTTTTATAACCATCTACAGCGACAGCTATACCTACGACTTCACCATTACCACTTATGGCTCCTGAACCCAGTTTCTTTAAGTCTGGATCTCTAGTCTCTAAGTCAATTGCTATTTCTTCTGCTGATCTTAAATCAGGAAACTCTGTAGGTGCTACCCATTCTGTAGTTGGCATCAACATTAGTGTTTCTCCTTTTCTGGTTTACCGTGATACATTTCATACCAGGCATTACAATCTTCATTAGGACATTGATACATAGACACAATTAAAAATTCTTCTGTACCACAATCCTCTCCATCGTAATCATTCTGCCATATCAATTCAGTCTGACAACTAAAACATTTAGGCATTATTTTTTCCTCTTCATGTCTTTCATTTTTTTAATTTCTAATTCACAATAATGAATTACTTTCTCTAAATCTTGTATGCCATTCTTATTCATGTAACGACACACATACTTAATAACATTTCCTTGAAAAAAAGAAAGGTCATTTTTAGAAATAAATTCATAAGGTTGAATGTGAAAGTCTTTATAGTGACTCCCGCCTATCTGTTTATCTTGTGGAAATGCATTTTCAAACATATCTTTATTTGTCATTTTTATTTCCTTTCTTAAAATTTTTAGTAAGTTCTTCAACTATTTCTTCTGGAGTTCCTCCATAAGTAAATATTTGATTATTTAATATATAAGTAATAAAATATGTATTACTATTTTCTTCTTTTTCTACACTTTTTATATTTATCATATTTTTCTCCTGTTAAATTGTTATGGCAGTTGTTGGTTTAACGACCATTAATAAAACACCTGGGAATCGAGAAGCCGAACCAACTTTGCCCGTTAGGGCCTGACGCTGCCATTCGCCAGCAAAGGGTCTCTCTATCCCAACCGGTTTATATACTTTCGTATATAAATTCTTATAATTTGTATTCATTTCTTTTTAATTTTGCTTTTAATTTATATAAATTATTTCTTGCTCTTGTTGTTCCAACATACCAAACTCTATGTTCTTCATCATGTTTATCTTGACTTCTTTTAATTGCTTTTTTTATTTTTGCTCCAATATCTAAACATAGAATTACATTATCTTCTTCTCCACCTTTAGCTGCATGAATAGTAGATACATGAATACGTGCTTCACTATCTAGGTCCTCTCCATTTTCTAACATGTTTTTTATATATTGTTTTTCTTCCATGTTTGTTTCTTTAAATGCATCAAACCAATCTAAATTTTTATCCCATTTATTTTTATCTTCACCAATATATTCTTTAATATCTTTTATCTCTTTTTCTTCTAAGGGTAATCCTCTACACCATGAATTATAATTTACAGATGCATTATATAATCTAACGGTAAAACTTTTACCTTTATTAGTTTTAAAATATAAATTTCTTTTTTTTAGTTCTTTCGTTATCTTAACTAATCTAGAAATTGTTCTAGTTAATATTAACCACTTACCTTCATGTAAATTAACAGCGTCTAAATTATTTATTCTTTCTGATTTACCTTCAAAATCCCTTGGGTAATATTTTTTTAATTTTCTTAAACCAATAATATTACTTATTGGTATAATAGATTGTTCTTGCACTGCTTTAGATATTCGTTTAGAATACTTCAAAATTTTTTCTTTCGCAGGTTCATTTATAAATCTATTGACATCAGCACCAGCCCAAGCAAAGATAGCTTGATCATCGTCACCTGCTAGATAAATATCATCTGCATATTGTTTTAATTTGTCAAATAACTTCCATTGTAGTGGGGATAGATCTTGTGCTTCATCTATAAATATAACTTTAAATCTAGGTAAATCTTCTTTTTTTGTTAATTCATTTATCATGTCATTGAAATCTAATTTTTTTTTTACATTTTTATAATTTGATAAATTTTCATTTATATTTTTTAATATGTGCCATTTTATTTCTTTATTATTATGTTCATTCCTATTGTATTCTTCTTTAATATCTACGTCTCTGTTCATAGCCTTACCAATCATTTGAAAGTATGGACTATCATTATTTAAATAAAATATTTCTTCTTTGTTATATTTGTCATAATATTTAACTCTAAGATTTAATTCTTTACCTATTTTTACATAATCTTCTGGTTGCATTACTTTGTTATCTGATAATTCTAATTGTTGATAAGCAAATGAATGTATGGTTCTAAAGTAATTTAATTTTTCTGAATCAACTGGCATTCTTTTTTTAGCAACTTCAGCTGCTTTTTTAGTGAATGCAAAATAACCAATTTTATCTAATGGTGTACCAATTCTAATATAAGCTTTTGCTCTACTAATTAATTTATGTGTCTTACCAGTGCCTGGTGGACCATAGTATTTATATATCATTAAACAATTTCCTCTTTTTCTTGTATGTCTATTATTTCTTCTACGTCTTGATCCTCTTCAAATAAATATAGAGGTATAGCTGCGCAACCATTTACACCTGGATATGGTTTATTTGTTTTCTTATCTTTACCTGGAAATCTTTTCTTTTTACCAAACTCAGGTTTTGGTAAATGATCTTTTTCATTTTCAAACATTTTTTCAATCATGTAAGAAGTTCTAGATGCATCTTTTTTCCATTCATTTTCTTTTAAGAAAGTATAGAAATCATCATATACAAAGTATGCATAATCTTTATCTTTTAATACATTACCACTTAAAAAAGAATTGTGCCCTGTAGCCTGAGGCCCGTTTATATGCTCCTTCAATAATTTCTTTAGTATCTCTATTGGTCTGGTCCCTGGAGCCGGTTGCACTGTATCAACAGTATCTAATAATGCATTTATCATTTCATAAAATTCCATAGCTTTAATTGGTGGAGGAAACACATCAGCTTGAGCCATTATTAAACCTCTTAATTCTTTTTGATCTTTTATTTTATTTACATCTTTTGCATGTACAGGAACGGATTCACCTTTTTTATTTTCCACTGTAAAATAATATTCAGGATCAGGTTTAAAATCTACTTTGATTAAATTAGTCATTAAAGGCCAATTAATTTTTTTATCCGATATAATTCCAAATTTTCTTTTTATACATTCTGATTTAACACAAACTGGTGCAAGTAATTCATCACTACAAGTATGACCTTTAGTTTCTTTGTCCCATGTTTTAATTTTCATCTTAATATGATCGTCTGTCCAAGTAGAATTAAATTCAAAATAATTTCTACCTGCTTCTAAAACTTTATCTCTCCAATTATCAGAATATTTCTTTTTAGCAAAAACCATGTAATTATATAAAAATCTATCACGACCATCTTTCATTTTATTTTTAGATAATATTTCTAGACATGGTGGACCATCTTTAAATTCTTCTGCACCCCCTATTAATTCTTTTTGAATTATGTTGTCAGATATAGTTTTTAATTGAGCTGCAGTTTGTTTATTTAAATGAACACAATTTAAAAATATTCCAAAAGGCATTTCTTTACCTGAAGGATCTATTGCTTTTCTATCATCACCAAAGTAAGGTAAATTTATAAAGTTACCGTTTATTTTATCTCCATCTGTATTACTACCAAGTTTAGTTTGTTTTGGAAATATCTCGGTTGTAATAGGTAATTTAAATAAAAATAATACTTCTTCTAAAAAATCTTTTATTTTTTTTGCTTTTACAAATTCTTTTGTAAATACATATAAATGTAAACCACCGCTTTTAGATCTGATTGGTATGAGTGGTAATTCTTTTTCTTGAATAATATCTAAATAATATTTTACATCTAAATTTTTATATACTTTTGGATCAATATCTATTGCACCAAACTTTGCTAAACCATCATCATTACAAGGTTGTATACCTATTGATTTAGTTCCATCTAAATGTTGTTGATAATCTAAGTCAGTGATTGGTTTACCAGACCAGCCATAATCTCCTGATCTAAATTTTATTTTTCCTGTATCTGGATCTTTGTAACCATTGTTAACATTACAGAAACCAAAGTTACGTGTTAAACCAGTAAAATGTTCTTTAAATTCTTTTTGTAATTCTTGCATGTCTTTGTCCCTTTATGATTTTTAAAAAGGCGGTCCCAGTCTCCCGGTACCGCCTTCTCTTCGAAGTATTCACTTAGTGAATTAGACAATACTATCCGTACTCTTAGCTTCACTTTTTTCATACTCAGGTTTTGCTGCACCTTTAGACACAGATTTTTGAAATT